TCGTTTGTATATACACTTGCCATGTTATTATCCTATGCTGCAATATCCGCCCAAGACGGTGTTTGCGAAACGGTTATGTTTAAAAAATCAGATGTTTGAGATGGTATTATTTGACCCCATGTGGTTCTCAAATTACCGACTATACCTGTTGCGCTAACGCCCGTAACTTCTACATTCGCGGCCCCTACAATGGTTGTAGAACCTATGGCAGAAGTCATCTGTGATTCGACGTTAGTTGTGAAGTAGCTTCCTAGAACAGACGTGCCTGCGACACCTGTTACAGAAACATTAGAAAGACCTGTAACGGTTACAGCGCCAACGGCGCTTGTAGCAGAAGTTCCCGTGACGCCATTTATCGCGTCACCCGAAGTGGCAACGCCTGTAATTGCACTGGTCGCAGTTAATGGAAAGGCAACATTGGTATTCCAAGTGCCAGTATTCCACCCTTGTATGGAGCTATTCCACCCCTGAAAGGCTGCGACCGAATCGGCCATTAGGCTATCCGAATAATCGCGTTAGAGGCGTCCGCAGTTGGAAATACAATCGTAAAGTCGCCAGAACTGGCAGCTTTATCTGCGCCAAAGTCCAATACGCACACGGTAGGATCGCTAGTGGCGGCTTCGTTAAAAATCAACGCGCCCCGCACCGCCGAAATAGTAACCGTCGAAAACACCTCATCAGCAAAATCGGTAAGCGCGGTTGTGCTGCTTGCGACCGGAGTAACACTGGTCAGGAAGTTGCCCTTAGCGGTATAGTTTGTGCCACTGATTTCGTTGGTTGACGTATAAGCAGTGGTTGCAGCGGTGAACGTGGCGCTGTTATCATACAGTGCCAGTTTAAACTGATTACTTGCCGCCGTGAAGTTATGTACGCCTTTTAAAATCTCAACTTTAAAAGAAGTGCATAGAAAGTTGCCGTTAAAAGCCATCTACATTTTCCTTATATATTCGGCCAACGTGGGCTGACCAGCATCTTTTATTGCATTATATACCGTAGTTCTATCGCTTTGGATAGCCTGCCTCATGTACACAGAAATGATCTTTTCCATCTCGGAACGATATGCACGGGCCTGATCCCGTATGGCAGGAGGAGCGTTGTCAGAAACACCTATTATCTTGTTTACGCAACGCAGTGCAGTTTCTTCAGGGGTAAAGCCACGGTTATCCGTAGTTTCAACACCCACTTTAAAATTGTTAGACATAGATACGCCAAAAGACATGCTATTCATTGTTTCGGCCTCACCACTTGTCCCGTTCGATATTCATCGGTAACTTCTTTAGATTCGCCCAGTGCCTTCAGGCCCATAATAGCTTCACCAAATCGTTTCTCGTACAACACTTCCATGTCTTGCTCACCTTTCATAAAGATGTAAGCTTCCATTAATGCGCCGTATAACATAGCAACTTCAGCGTTTTCACTAAGCCAAGAAACAGTGGTATCCGCGCCAATGGCCGATATAACCGCCGTTGCGCCGCTAATACTTCCCGTAATAGTTTCGCCAACGGTGTAGCTTCCGCTGGGTATTTCTACCACAATGCGCGTCGAAGTTGTTATAGAACTGACCTCGGAAGATTCTCCGCTAGTGCTGCCAGTAATAGTGTCATCACCCTCAAAAGTTCCCGAAACGTTTGTTAACGTCAGCGTAAAAAGACTAACGGTCAAACTGGCAGGCCTAAAGAAGTAATGAAGTTCTACATTGTACGAACTGTTAGGAGTTGGACCTATAATGAAGTGATCCAAGTCATACTGAGCGTAGAATCGAGGAGTTCCCGTTGTTGCAGGATTAGGGTTAAACGATTGAACAAAGTTGGCATCTTTAAAATCTAAAAACACCTGTTCACTGCTGCTGTCGGTGTAGCTTAACGAAAACGGTGCTAAGAAATCACTGGGGGCAGTCAAAAACTTGTTGGAAAACGTTAACGTACCCGCCGCATTGCGCTGAAACAGACTTAGCTGCACGTTCTTTAGAATGCGCTCCTCGGTGTTTCGTATAAAGATAGGCAAATTTCTAATAAACGTGGTTTCGTCGTTTTCAGTGTAGTCCTGAATAGCCTGTTTAAGCGTGGTATATGTGTAGCTCATGTTGTCACCGTGACCTGACCTATTGCGCCTTCTAAGGCCGCAGTATTCTTGATTTCAGTTGGAAGTTCCGCCGTTCCCGCCGAAGCCCAGTTGCCGTTTCCAAGATATTTAATCCCGTTAGTCGTTATAACCATGAAAGGCGTGTTTGTGTCAGGAAACTGAGGCCGTGCATCCTGCAAAGCTTCTGGATCAGAAACCTTGCGGAAAGGACCTAGTTGAGGCTGCTTGGCTTCCCATTCATCCCTGCCGACCAGCAAGCCGTTCCACTCTTTGCGCATGTCCCTATACCGATACCGAAAACCGGACCGGTCAGAAATGGCATAGGCGTTCTTACCGCTGGCAAACTTTCCCATTAACCCGTCCTAAAGTATTGGAATTGTGGAACAACGTTAAACGAAGCTCTATCACGATCCTCTGTCATCGCACGTTCAAACTCTTCTTCATACATAGCCTTTAAAAGTTGTACGCGCTGCGGAGCCCGCTTAACTGCTATGTAATAAGCCAGACCCGCGGCCAAACACGGGTAAAACCTAAACGGCATGTCCACAGTATTGATGTATGTATCGGCGTCATCCATGCGCGTTAGCGCGTTATAGACAATAACGTCTGTGCTGTTGTCAGGAGTCGGCCATATTTTTAAGCTAGGCGTCACCTGTCGGTCCAAGAAGAACTGATTGGGTTGGCCTTGCGTGGTTTTATTAGGAATCGTTAAGTATTCATCGCGGCTTAGGCGAGACAACGAATATTCCGTACCATCGCGTTTAGCTACCGCAGCTAGAATATCAATTATATCTGCATCAAGAGTGTATTCTCCCGTGCCTTGCACCACTGAAACCGTGCGTTGAGCAATAGTCCATTGGTTTAAACCACGGTTGGCCCATTCCGCCAACATTAGATTTAAGGACCTTTTTGCAGTCTTTAAATCATAGCCGGTACGAACCTCTAGGCCGCAACGCTCAAAAGCTTCTTCAATGTATTCTGCTACATCAAGTTCAAAATTAACGCTGCTAGATACGGCCATCTTAGTCCTCGCTGTAAATGTTATCAAATATCTGAGTTACATCTAACGTATAGTCTAAATCAGATTTAGAATAATGTACATGTTGCGAGGGCTTGAAGTCTGGCGCACCCTCTCCTGTCTCAAACCATGCCGGATGTGTAACTCTAACACGGTTGTTTGGCAGAGCAATAATGCTTCCGGTCCACTTACCCGCATCCAAAAGCTGCATTACATGCGCCTGCTTGTGTTGGGCAGGGTCATCCGCAACGTCGGTGTCGGTGTAGTCCACCGTAAACATGTATTTGGCGGGATAAAACTCGCCGTCTACCTTAGCCATCCACGGGCATGGGGTGGCACGATCCAAAGTATACACGGCGTGAGTGTGTGATGGACAATCCCAAGGTTGTGCCGCATGTACGGGCATTGCTTCAGGCCACTCATCCAACGGTTCATCCGCAACAAGGGCTGTAATCGGCATACGCGCCCACATAGCGCCGCCATGAACATTTACATCGCCGTCCTCATCAGCCTCGCAACCCGTAAAGATAAGTTGAAAGCTTAGGCAACGATTTGGCATCGTCGTGACAGCAATAGCCATCGCATGTAAAAATTCGCCGTGATAACGCTCATGGTTGACCGTATATTCACGACGAACCCAGCACTTAAAGTGCGGTATGTTGCTTTGTAAAAAAGGCATTCAGCTATTTTTTCCTCGCCGCGCCGCCGCGCTTCATTTTAGCCGCTCCGCCCTTGGCAAACCCTTTTTTCTTCATCATTGCGCCGCCGTTACGCATCTTGGTTGCAACAGGCTTTTTAGCCGCTCCGCCCTTGGCATAACCCTTTTTCTTCATCATCGCGCCGCCATTACGCATCTTTGCCGCGGCGGGTTTCTTAGCTGCACCGCCCTTGGCATAACCTTTTTTCTTCATCATTGGATTGCTCACTTTCATTTCGCCGCCCATAGCAGCTTTTTTAGGTGTTTTTGCGGTTTTAGCCGCTGCTTTAAAGTTAGCCGCAGTCGGGGCCCCTTTGGAACCCGGCTTCCTCATAGTTTCTTTACTTCCACCCGCGATTCGACGCTTTTTAGCGTGAATGTTGGCGTATAATCCTTGTTTAGTCATGGTATTTAGCAAGCTCCTGTATTCTGGAAGAGTTGTTTTCTACAACCTTCAATAAGGATTCAGTGTCTTCGTGAAGAAGGGCCGTCAAAGTGTGTAATTCAAACAATGTCACGCCCATCCATCCTAAATAAGCTAGGAAAGCAGCGCCGCATAGGCCTGAAACTACCTCACTTTTCAAGGTTTCTTCCTAACCATGCGCTTTAAGGTTTTGGCCTGACCCGCATGAAGTTTAGAGGCTTTGTTCAAGCCCTTTATAACCTTCTTTACTTTTCTTTTATTACCTTTAGACAACATCAACACTTCCACCTTTTTCTGGCTTGGCGCAAACGACTATTTGGGTCTTTTGCGGCCTTTGGAAATTTCTTCATCTGCCCTGCTGAACGTGCGCAGTAAGACTTGCGCCTCTTGGCGTCTTTACTGCCGGGTTTTACCTTGCCAGTAACTGCTTTTTTCAGCTTGGACTTTGGGTTTGCTTTTTTATGAGCTTCAATTCCAGCCGCGGACATTCCCGCCCCAGATTTAGTGGAGCGGTAATTTTTTTTAGTGCGCGGAATAGGATTATCAGCCATAGCAACCGTCCTAAGATTTATGCGTGGTAGAACATCAT